GTCATTTCACCTCCTGAACTTGTTTGTGGATAAATCCAAATATGTGGTCGCTGTGACAATGGCACTTTTCCAGTTAGACCTTGTGAGCTAGATTGACTCAAAGTGATAGCAGGAAAGTAAGATGGCACGGGATTATATGCACACAACATAGCACCATAATAAAATGGCGAAGCATTAACAACAATCTTAATTTTAAGCGTACCTCTGAAATACGCATAATTCTGAAGTTTGTTTTTAATAGCAGCTGAGGACATAAATAATGTCCATGGATCCGTCGTGCGATATGTGAATGTGGTCAACGGCCAAGTAATAGTGTCAATCAAAGTTGGTCTAGCCAAAAAATCTTTGAGCTCGGCAATTGCCAAGTCATCCATCTTGAACGCTTCACCAGGCGATTCGAACATCACTTTTTCACCAGCAACAGCATCAGTAAATTTTGCTGTTTGTGAGACTTGATTACTACTAACATCGGTTTCCATGACGGTTTTCGATGTAATGGGAGCTACTTGAGCCTCTCCCTGGCTCTTTGTTATAATATCGATTGAAGACATCTTATTTCTTAATACACCATCCTTTACTTGATTCAAGGACAGTTTTACAGAGCATCCGTACTCTTTTACTCCCCTGCTCAAGGGAGGAATGAAACAACGTTCATCTATCCTGGCTACAGCCCCCTTCACTAAACAATATAGGTTCTTCCTTCTTTGAATAGCGTTTTCATTAACTTCTCTGTTAGTTAGGGTGGTAGATATAGTTTCACAGTGTGTCCTTTGGTACGATAATCTAGTAACTTTACCATTATTACTAGTAATACTATATGTGTTAGTATCAAACACTCGACTTCTCTGAATACGAGTTTGTCGAACAGGATAAAACATTATTAGTGTGCACTCAGTATGCTGCCTATAACAAGTAATACAAAAATTTCGCACAACTCGCCTAGATTGATAAAACCATTCAACATGATATTGGTCACCATAGGATCCACATTCACTACAATAGTGATTTAAGTGACAATGAGGACAATCAATATCCCATTCCTCAATCCTACAATATCCACAAAAACCACAAGTCTCCAAGTCATCAATATCAATATAGGACGATAACGTACAATCGTGTTTCCCGCATCTTGCGCACAATATTCGACTAGATTGGATTGAAGCCACATAAACATGTTTGTAGAATTCTGTTATTTCATCATTGTTTTCCAAATACCATTGTAACAAATCATCAAAACTTTCCAAAGGCTTTGTCATCCAAACCTCCAAGTTATATTTGTGAATATAATGTTCCAGACGTTCGTGCTCTATCTCGAAACGCTTTCTCCCATGTTGAAACCATTCAAAATTTGCACTCCTTATCACCGAAGCCATCTATTCTTCTTGTGAAACATGTGGAGACTCGACCTGAATCATGAGTGATTTGTAAATGCTTTTCTCCAATAATGGTGACATGTATCTACCAATCTCATGATCAAATCTAAAATGACGCTTCAAAAATGTTGCTTCCTCAATGGTGATATAATCAACCATTTCAGCTGTTTTATCTGCCATAGTATATACAATACCATGAGGTTTTAAAGCATCAGCAATGGTTATATGAGTCATCCAGTTACAATTAGGGCTAATGCCCATTCCATTATCATCACCATATGTCATAAGTGCAACATGTTCATCAAAATAATCTATCAAATCATCAGCATTACTTCCATTATAGTTAGGATGTTGGACAATATAGGCATATCGCATATAAAAACAATTAACTATACCATTAATTATCACTGTTAAAGCTTGCCCTGATGGATTAATACCAAAGACCTGTAACAAATCACCGTTATAGTCTATATAGCAAAAAGCTATATCCCTTCCAATTGCCCGAATAACACGCGACTGTTCAGACGGACAACCACTCCTGTCGTGAAATTCAGCAATGAGTTCAAAAGCATATATAATAATCAGTGAAGTCATAGTGACATCAAATGCTTGAAAATCACCAAACACAAGACGATTAGGACCACCTTTATTCTTCAAATACAATGCTATCCACTCCCACTCAATTGTCTGAGATTCTGTACCAGGTGCTTGCTCAAAAATAAATTTATTTAATTGCAAAATTCGGACGAAGGATAACATATATTTGCGCATCACCATTATAAAGTCAACAGGACCACCAAAGAAAATCCTCGTACGCCCCTCTTCCACTTTAGACATTTTAAGAGCTTCATCTTTTAAAGATGCTGTGAATACAGGGTGAGATAATCTATTTTCCAAATAGGCACTCTCTCTTCTCTCTGCTCTTTTTAATATCTCTTCAGTAAATTTAACAGGACCATCCAGATCCATCTCAAATTCAGAAAGTGTACGTAAAGGCTCTATAAATTTCTTTTTTGTGGTTTTGAAAGGAAAGCCAGCACTCGATGACATATTCATTCTATCTACAAAGCGTAAACCAGCAACACCATTTGTTACAGTGTCCCAATCATATATACCGAGCTGGGCTAAAAACTTCTTATCAACAGTTAACCACTTGCTTAGCAAATTTTTGTAGCAAGCTCTCAAAACATCTTCCGGCATATCACGTTTATAAGAAGTTATCCCCTTGAGATTATGATGATATGGTCTCCAGTCCTTCATTATTGGTTTACCAAACTCTAGTGTTATTCCAATCGTTTCCAATTCCTTGCATAAAAAAGTTTTCTTGACACGCGAGCGAGGTTGGGCCCTAAATCCCTTAAATGATCCAAAGTTTAATAATGAACCTTCCTCCACAAAACGAGTGGCTGATTTAGGATGAATTTCACCTAATTCACCAACCTTTGATGATTTAGTATTCAACATAGGATCTGCTGCACATATAAATTGCCTTTCACCCAACATAGCTTCAATGAACTCAACAGTAATTGGTTGACAACCAACTTTACCAAACGGATGGTACATTTGATGTATACCTACAATAACAGGTCCTGATTGAGACATTAGAACATAAATGGATCCAC